CACAGTTAACATCGATGGTCACACCCGAACTTGGTCCGACCGTAACCATCGGGGTCCACCCCTCAGCCGCCGAAATTGCATGAGGGCCAGATAAGGGATCACCGTTTCGGAAATATGAAACTGTTTCGGCATCAAGGTCCAACCGGACACCGATATACGATCCGGCAGAAATCTGCCCAACATTTTCGACAATTACCCCGTCAACAAACACGTCGCCGTCTGAACGCAGGTAGGTGTTGACCATGCCGGTGCCGCCAAGAATTCTGCCATTTGCTGCGTCCTGCCAGCCGATATGGCTAAAGTCCAAGGCGGTATTGAAACAGGCTTCAATCTTGTAAACGCCACGGGTCACACGGAGCGTCCCGTATGTACCACCAGGTCCCGAACTGGTAGCGCGCAGGTTGCCTTTCGAAAATGATGAACTGCCACTTGGAACGAGCGGGTTTAAAACACAAAAATTGTTGGTTGGCGTATCAATCACCTGATTATCGACCGTCAGGCCGAAAGCGGACAAATGGTTACCATTGCCCGACACATCTTTGCCAAGGTCCAGCAGGTCTGCGTAGTCGAGATGGAAGCCATTCACGCCATAGACAGCAGCGCCTTCACCCTTGCCGCTGAATGCTTTGGGTACCCAATCTCCATAAGCATTAAAATAGCCAAACTCGGTTGCAGCCGGGGCAAAACCGTCAAACCATGCGGTTTCGGCTGCATATTCGTTGCGGTAAAGGTTTGCGGAACCGAAGCCACTGTTCACGCCGACAAAGAATGGAATTCCGGCGACGTTGGCCCAGAGATCGACCGCAGCAACAGCAGTCAGAATATCAACGGATTGCCGAATGCCATCAATCGTGATCTGAATTCGTTCCGATGCAATCGGGTTGTCCACATCCAATACAATATGCCGGTGGGAATGGCTTGCGACATCCCGATATTTTGACTTTGTTTTAACCGTTCCCTGCACTGTCAACCCGGTGCCAAGAGACACCTGCAATTCACCCGTGGAAAGACTTACCGCGTTCAGGAAGTTGGAATTCTGACTGGCGGCGCTGGTATAGCCAAAAATCATCCCGCCTTGGGCGATATCGGTTTTCTTTACCCACTCTGAGAAGCAGACCAGGCGGCGGTTTCCGTTCTCCGTAGGCGTGCGCTGGAAAGATTGGGCACCGGCATAAAGACACCCGAAATCAATCGGGTGGCCCGGATCGCCACAGCCGATTGCCGGGGGCGGATTTAGAAAAGGAAAGACCATGGATCAGGCCTCCGCGCGCTGTTCGATGTTCACGTCGATCACGGTGCCATTACAGAACATATGAATGACATTGACCGCACCGGGTTCGCTGCTGATTGCACCACTGTTGATCCGGTATCCCGGCCCCCACGCAATAGCGTGATTGCCGACGCCATTCATCGTCAGCTCAAGCCGCGAGGAACTGCCAGCAGGCATCGGGTCCGGCGCAATGATCGTCAGCGCCCCGGTGGCGGTATGGGTAAAGAAGTTGCCAAGCGCCGGGTTCATCGACAGGTTACCGGCAGCAATGGTTGCCGCAACTGGCGTGACATGGAAGCCCGCCGCAAGCGTGGCGCTGACCGTGCTGCGTAGATATCCGGCGAGATCAACCACCTCCAACGCCCTGACACCGGCGATGTCCAGAATTGATTGAACCAACTGGGTATTGTCTTCGATGTCAGGGTCAATTCCCGCCGCTGCCAGAATGCTGAGAAGCTCCTGCTGCAGCATGTTGAAATACTCGGCCAGCATCGGCGTCGCACGCGTGTTGCTGGCGGGATCGCCGTTCCGCCATTCACCAAGCGCCGTTGTGCGTTCTGTAAATGCACCAACCTTTTCCATTTCAAGCCTCCAGATAACCGATATTCAAAATAAGCCAGGACGGGGCTGCCTTGTGCAGCACGCACTCGATCAGCTCGTCGCCCCAGCTTCTGAGAGGATCGCCGCACTCACATGCGCCAATGACCGACTCACGAACCACACCGTCCGGCACCAATACTTCCCAGAAGTACAGCCAGCCCTCGCCATTCATGGGATCGCCAATTTCAGCGCCGCGCGGCCCGATGCCATTGGCAAGCTCCATGGTTGCCTCGTGGTATTCGACGATCTGCACGCCGTCATAACCAAGCCCGCCGGCCAGTTCGATATAGTCGGCCGCACGAAGTCCCCCTTGGCCGATGATCCGGCCAATGAGTGCCGCCCGCCGATCGGCAAGACTTTGTTCGGCCGGCGCACATTCGCCAGGCAGGCTGTAGCTGGTTTCCCACTCGGGAAACAGCAGGTCGGTCAGGCGGGGATCGGCCTCAAGCATCAGGGCATCGGCACGTGCATCAATGCGCGCGAATTCCTCGGCCGCCCCCGATAACAGACGCTGAAGAGTGCTATCGGAATCAGTCGGCCAGACCATGCCAGGCGGCAGGAGGCTAAACAGCTGTGCGTGGTAATCTTGTGCTGTCAGACCCATTCGACACCTCCCCACAGCGGAATGACGCCGGTGTCATATACGATGTCATCATCGAGGTTGAGGTCATAATCCTCGACACCCGGTGCCAGACTGATAGCGGCACGAATGCGGCTGATCAAAAGAATGCCCCCCGGCTCGCCCTCACGCTCGACCAGATCCTGAAGCGCCTTGGAGGCGGCAACACGCACGGCTTCCGTATTGGGCGTCACGCTGAGCTGCGGATTGAACAGCTGAGTACCGGGGGCCACCACATAGATATGTGCCTGCACATTTTTCTGCTTTGTGATGTGATCAAAAACGGCCTGCAAAAGTTGTTCGGACGGCAGCGGCCCACCGGGCGTGTCATCGGCCATGATCCGGATCACGACCGACCCCGGTCCCATGCCAAGCGGATCTTCCCAGGCACGTGTCACACCTGCGACCTGCAACGCCCATTCTTCCCAGTCACCCATGGCACCGCCACGCGGCGTCCTGGCACGGCGCAGCATGATGCGATCACGCCAACTGCCAAACGTCTCAAGGTCAGCACCGCCCTGGATGCCATCGGCCCCGACCGCTGCCGTCGCAACCACACCCGCGATTGGCGACACCAGGCGAAGTTCGGCACCGGCTGGCTGATTGCCTGCCGCGCCGGCCAGAACCGCCTCGACCGGTGCTGTAGCGGTACCGTCCGCGATCTGCGTTTCGCTGGTGGTCGCATAATCAATGCCGTCTTTCGAAAGCAGCGTACCGGCGATGATGATTGCATCGTCGCTGCCTTCAAAAATGACCTCGCCAACGGCGCGCGATTTAAGGCGGCGCGGCACCCCGGCACTGTGAAGATGCAACAGATCGTCATCACAGGTTTCGGGAAACAGCTGCTTTTCCAGCCATTGCAGATAGCCATACAGACCATGCGCAACCCCCGCCTCGGCGGCGGACATGACCTTGGTCAGACGCACGGCAAGCGACGCCTGGCTTGCCGAAAGGCGCGATGTCACGTCCTGATCAACACGCGCAAGAAGCTCCGGCAATGAGGGTCTTTTAAAAGCCATTTAACACTCCCTTACGCGGCATCTCGCCACACATAATCGTACTGCCGTTCAAGCACCTGCCGGTCGCCCTGGCGGATGACAACCCGAAGCCCCAGCGTATCGCGCCGCACATGCCGTGCTTCGACCTCGACACTTTCAGCGATCTCGTCCTCGACCAGCCAGGCAAGTGCCTCCTCGGCATAGACCTTGGCGCGGCGCAGAACTTCCTCCTGCTCCTTTTCCCGAAACAGCAGCCAAAGACGCGACCCCAGCGGCCGGTCGTTATAGACATCGACCCAGTAGCCGCGACGGTCGTTGGTGCCATCGGGCAGCCGATCCTCCGGCTCCGCCCGCCGGTCGGTAAACAGCGACAGGATAACGGCCGTCTGCAGACCTTCCTCGGTGGCCAGATCGCCGTCCTCGATCGAGAGATCGAACTGCTTGATGCCGGCATTGTATTTGAGCGCGATATCCATCAATCCATCCCCTGGTTCGGTGTGCCCGTGCTGCCGCCGCTATCGCCCGGATGGCTGTGGCCGTTATAGGTATCGCGCATGCCCTGCATGGTACCGGTGTGATCCCTGACATCCCCGTCTGCGTTGATATCCCCGGCGACATGCAGGTTGCCGTCCATATAGATGTCGGGACAGTTGATGAAGTGGACCGGCAGACCGGCCCCATCGACAACGATCCCCTCGCGGGTCAGCCAGACCTTCTGGCCAAGATCATCATTCATTGCCACTTCACCCGACCGTAAGCCTTTCAGGCGATGCCGGCGGTCATCAATGGCCAACGCGACCAGGTGTCCACGCGATCCACTGACCGCGCCGACAATCGCCTCGGCTCCCGGATGCGGATGCGCGGTAAATCCATAATTCTGGAAACGCTCCATCCATGCCGGTTCACCACCCAGAAGCGCGATCTGCACTTCCTGCATTTTCGCACTGTCATTGATCAGCTTGATCACACCACGCGAAATCAGCAGACGGATACGCCGCCAGATCGGGCCGGTCAGTCGTTGCCAGACACGTCTCTGATCAGCCATCACCACCCCCATCCGGACGGCGTGCCGTTGCCGCTGTCTTCGGCTACCGGCACCGGTTCGAACGCTTCCTTCGGGGCCACGCGCAGCTCGGCCGTGCGGCCTTCGTTGTTTTCGATCAGCTGCACATCGCTGATCAGAAGCTCCTCATCTAGCCCGAGGAAGGCATCATGCACCGGCACCAGATCGCCCGGTCGCCAGACCCCCAACTCGTTGCGCCAGGACTTGACCGTGTAGGTCACACCGCGCCCGCGTGCCCAGCGCATCCGCGCCTCCAGTTCGGCCCGGGCCTTGCAATCGCCGCTATCGGCTGGCGTATCGCAAACGATCAGGGTCGTGCGGGGGCTGCGAATGCGCGGGTCGCGTGCCTGGGCCGCCGGGCTGGCGGCATCCTCGCCAAACCAGTTATCGTCGCCGGTGGTCTGGCCTTCCACGACATAGGTATTGAACCGGTCCCGGTCGCTGAATGCGCCGGACCCGCGCAGGATATTACCGCCAAGTTCAAGCGGTGTTTTGATCCGGCGCTGGACCGCATGCACGATCACGAGCCGCCCTTGGGCGTCGCTGACAATCCGGGCCCCGCGGATCTGTGCGGCACGCTCGATCGCCTCGGCAATCGGCTGGCCATCCTCGATCGTGAATTCGCGAAATGGCTTGGCGGCATTGACCGTATCAATGACATCGATGCCATAGGGTTCGGCCAGAATGCGCGCAATCTGCAGAAGAGTTTTGCCCGCAAAGCGCCGATCCTTGCCGCTGCAATCGACCAGGTCCCCGGCCTTGGACCGCCCGCTGGCGACGATGGTGTGGCTGGTCGCGTCATAATCGGGCAGCACCTCGTCGACATAGCCGGTCACAACCAGCTCATCGCCGATCGACACCGTGGCCGCAACACCCGGCGACACCGGTCGGATGTCCCCGCCATCCGACCACCGTTCGGTCAGCGTCAGATCAAAGCTGTCGGCAACCTGCTCCAGGCTCATGCGAACACGGACTTCCTGCCACCCCTGGTGGCGCTGGCTTCCGATCTGCAGGATGACGGGATCGGGATTATTCACCGAGCACCTCCAGTTCCATGCCGCCGCGTACCGCACCGGGATGCGCGATGTTGTTGCGCACCACAATCTCGTCGGCACGCCGGGCATCGCCATACAGACGATGGGCAACGATCACAGCCGGCAGGGTGCGAAGCGGGGTGTAGGCTGTCATGCCCGGCAAGGCGACCGCACGGGTGCGCATGTCTTCTGACACCGCTGATCGCAGATCGACCAGGGCAGAATACACCCCGTCATCGATGGTGTTGTCTGACGCCATCTGCGCATCGATCAGCGCGATCACGTCATTCCCGGCCGCAAGCGCATCCTGCCGGCTGACCCAGTCGGTGTCGGCCATCAGGCGCGCCCCGGCCAGAAGGGCAGCCCGCCCGTTCAGTTCGCGCGCCGCGATGGTGTTCTGTGCCCGTTGCAGGCGTTCCGGTGTGTCGGCCACCGGCGGCGTCTCGCTGTCGCTGCCCGTGCCGGTGTCAAACAACAGACGGGCGGCGCGCACCGGCGTGCCGGGCGACAGCAATATCTGGCCGCTGCTGTCATCGTCATCATCGTCAAGGCCCAGCATACTCAGGATGCTGTTGCCGCTATAGAGATCGAGCGCA